AATGCTGTTCACATCCTCAGAGTCCATGTCGGACAGGATGTTCTGGACTATCTGTAGGAGTGTTCTTTTCATTATGAACCATCCACTGAAACTACAAACCACAAGTCAGTATGTGATGAAGCACCACCATTGCAGTTTACTCTAATATAGTCACTTGCTGTAGTTGTGTTGTTAGAAGCAGGTGTTAGAACATCAACATCTCCTGCAGCAGAACCTGATTGAGCAATAGTTATTGTACCCATAGAGCTTCCTGCAGAGTTATAAAAAGTAAGTATTACATCACTGCCTGTTATAGCACCTGATAATGTAGTTTGTATCTTAGATATTGTACCTGCGTAGGGCATTGGTAAATAAATATCTGATGATGTAGAAATATCATCAAAGTGTGCAGTGATCATAGATCGACGTGAAGTCCACGCACCCGATCCTGAACCATTTGCAACATATACATCTCCTGAACTAGCAGTAGATGCCCCCTTCGGCTCATGGAGATAAGGGTCTGTAAGTGCTGAGTGGTTTACGTTTGCCATTTAATTGTTTCTCCTAGAGCAAGTAAGGTAGCCCCCGAAGGGACTACCTAGTAGTATTATGTTTCGATGTAAGTAATAACCAACTTAGCAGCACCTGCAGTAAACGCTGCAGTACCGTAGTTAGGTTTGATGTATGCATCTGAAGCACCTGTCATCACTGCGCCACCTACTAGAGCACCGTCACATGCGACTGCTTTAGTTGTAGCGTTCAATGCTGTAAGTGCAATGGTTGCATCAATACCATCGGCATCAATAGCAGAACCTGCAGAGTCATACGCACCGATTGTCAAGGTTGCTGAACCGCCTGAAGTAAAGGCTGTTGTTACCAACAGGTGAGCACCTGTAATGTAAGAGTTTGCAGGAATAACTGGGTCATTCGCTACAGGTGTTGCAGCAGAAGAGCCTAGCTCAGTCGCATCTGCAATATCAATTACAAGTGTTTTTACTTCTGAAACAGCGGTGTTACCTGCATCAACTGCAGCACCCTGATCATTGTTAGTTAGAACACGAAGTCCGTCTGCGTTATTGTAAGACATGTATCTTTCCCCTTATCTTAATTAGACGTTAGTTTTCGATACAACACGAACCATGTTCTCTGGACGGTACAACTTGACACCGTAACGAGCAGTTGTAACAAACTCATCACGTTGGAAGTCTTTGTTGTATTCGTAGTCCACTTCTGGCATCTGACGCCATGCACCCACGAATGGGTTAGCAGTCTGATCCGCAGAGAAGAACAAGTTAGCTTTACCGTTTACAGATGAGAAGTCTACGTTTGCATTTGCAGCAGTAGGCAACGCACCATCAGTAACGTCAGCTAGGTAGTTAGATGTGTATACATCGAATCCGTATACGTTTGCAACGAACTGCATACCAGATGCAATACCATCACGAACAAGACCTTCGAAACGTGGGTTGTTTGACACGTTAGCAATGTTCTGTAGAGTATTCAATGTATACTCTGCTGATGGGTCAACGATAGCAACAAGGTTACGATCAGGAACATTTGCTTTTTTCAATACGTGACGAGCACGTGCAAAGTCTTCCACAGTAATAACTGCGCCTGTACCACCTGCTGCCCAACGGTGCTCAACTCCATCAATAGACTCGTTAGAGTTTGCTGAAACACCTGCTTCTGGAGCAGCCATAGTTGTTGTTTCGAAGTGCGCCATGATAGCACGTTCTTGTTCAGGAACAAAACGAGAAACCATTTCGTTCATGTAGAACATGTCTTGTTTAGCTTTCTTAGTGATATAAGTAGCTGATGATAGATACTTGTCAACACTAAATGTGAACTGACCTGTATCTAGTGGACGGTACTGAACCGCTGTATCTTCAGCGTAGTTGTCCACTTGCGCTTGACCGATTGATGGAATCTTGAATGTGTCACCATCTGGGAAACCTTCAAGCATACGCACGTAGCGTTGTGCCATCATCTCGTCACGTAGAATCTCTTTTAACTCGCCCGACCATACCTCTGCACGAGTTAAGAGAGAAACATTACCAGTTGTCATAGACATACTGACTCTCCTTATTTAAAGTTGTGATTAAATACCGAACCTATTACCAAGGCGTTGACGATCTTCCATCATCTGTTGTTGTACCTTTGGTGTGTAGTATAGGTTACGATTCTCACGGCGAAGCTTCTGATAATAATTAAAATCACGCTCACCGCCAGTTGTTGTCCCTACAGACTCTGTGCGAACTGACCCTTGAGTTATAGGCTTAAAGGTCTGTTGCTTCTCTCCTAGCAAAGCAAAGAAAGCAGAGGGAGATTCAGATGCAAGTTCTTGCATACGCTCCATACTAATTCCAAGTTCTTGCGACTTGTTAACGAGTACGTTACGTGCTTCTGTTCCGTAGATTTCTTCAAGTGTTACATCCACCTGACGAATGTTCTCCTGAACAGTAGCTTGCTTCTCACGTTCTGTAAGAGTTTTTTCAACAAGGCTTTTTAAATCATCTTCACTCACTGCGAGGTTGGTGTTACCTTCAGTATTCGTGCCACCGTTATTATTGTTATTGGACTCTAGAGGATTTTCGTTGGTGGGTGCCGAAGCCTTTGTCTCTAGTTGTTGTAACAACTGGGCCGCATAGTCTTGCTTAGATAAATCTTCTCGCATATTTGCAAGTTGATCCTCAAGGTTCTTGATATAGGCATCAGCCTCAAGTTTACCTTTAGCAAGTACTTCGGGGTCTTTCCAGTTCTCACCACGTGTCTCTACGAGCTTCTGCAAGTAAGATTCCTGTGGTGAGGTTTCTTGCTGCGTAGTCTCGGTTTGTGTCTGAGTCTCCTGTGGTTGGGTGGCTACAGACTTGTCTTCATCAAAAACTGACATTATTCTTTATGATCCTTACGGTTGAGGTCTATTAGTCTTAGCAGATCATCTAGAGCAGCATTGTACTCATTCACTGCTATTTGTTTTTCAGCCCATCCTGGGCCGTAGTCACGAACAGATTCTTTCTTGTATAGAGTCTGTTCGATAACATCTTGCAAGTCATCAAAGGCATTTCTGTAGTACAGTACTTCTTCGATGCGCTTGGCTTTTTCCTCACCCCTTAGACCTTTTGTCCAAGCTGAGTGCATTACTTTTTCTTACCGCCTTTTTTCTTGTACGGTTGTCCTTTTGCAGGCATGATAAACTCCTTATAGTCCCATCTCTGAGGCTTCCATTAGTCTCTCTTCATTTGCAGCTTGTAGGTCTTGAACTTTAGATTGTGTTTCCATTTGTTCATCTACTGCAACATTATCTGCAAACAAGGTTGGTTCACCAAGTTCATAGGCAATGATACGAGCTAGTTCTTTACCTGACAAGTGCGGTGCAACAGTAGGGTCTTGTGCCTTGACTGCAGCCATCTGGATTAGATTCTGTAGTCTACGAGCACGTTCAGCAAAGTGTCTTGCTCCTACTGGTACAATCTTACCGCTAGACGTAATGTCTTCACGAGTAATATCTAGGAACTTCATAAAGCCCTGATCTTCATCTAGTACACGAATAGTATCTGATCTGTTCATATATCTACGTGCATTCTCAAGCATAGTATTCAAGATAGGTTCAATGAATGTACGCTCGAAGTGTGCAGCCTTATGTTCAAAGATACGAGATGCAGAGTTCTGTAGTGTCTGTACTTCGAATGCAGTCTTCTCACCTGGGGTACGGATACCCATAGCTTGACGAGGAGCACCTGCCATCTCTTCCATCTTGTTCTCTAAGACTTGAATCTGTAGGTCTGCATTTAGTGCAGTAGCATCAGGAGCCATGTAACCTACATCACCTTCTTCACCCATGTATATACGAGCACCAGGTTCGAAGTCGAAGTCTTCTACGTCACCTTTGACTTTCAAGATAGGGTAAGCGATCTGATCAAACACATCTGCTTTCAAGTTCTCTAGGTGATCAATGCGGTACTGCATACCTACAAGATTATCTAGTGGACCCATTGCGTATAGGTTGTCAGGACGGTTACGCCATCCACTATGGAATATAGGAGCCTTGCCCATCCATGATGGATTCTCTTGATTGTCTAGTACGTGAGCACGGTCTACAATAGTAATCACACGATCTGACATTAGCTCACCTGACATCTGATCGTAGATGTCTCCGTAGAATGTCATAATCTCTACGTAGTCTGATTCGTAGTACTGCTCAATGCTAGTGAAGCCATCAGCAATAAAACCTTCAGCCTTATCGAAGTGACCGTCTGTGCCTCGTACATTCTTACGAGCAGACATCATCTTCTCGAACACACCCTGTAAGTATTCGTTGTTAGGGTCTGAGTCGATCATACGCTTAATCTCACCAAGAGACTTGATGCTCTTAATGATCTTAGGTGAGTCTTCAAATGATGATGCTGTTGGATTAAAACAGATGTCGTATGGTGAGATACGAACAAGCTTCGGTCCTACATACTTAGGAATGTATTCACCTGTTTCCTTTGTAGTAAAACCATCATGCCACTCAACCATACCGAAACAGTTACCGTACAGAATCCAATCCTGAATTAAGTCGGATACTGTAGTGACAAAGTTAGACTGAGATACTTTGTTATCCATGTAGGATTGAATTATCTCACGTTTCTCTTTACGTGCAGAGTCACGAGTGTCTGCTTCCCACTTCATCCACTTCTGTTGTGGGAACAACGTAGCAAAGTAGTTAGCATGTAGGTTATCTGCAATCTGTGTAATCTTAGGAGTAGTCGTTGTATTAGACCAAGGAAGGATTGCGTTAGCAGTAGTAGTCGTATCTGTAGCGTATACGTAGTTACGTAACTCCTTAGTACCTTCCATCCAAGAGTTACGTAGCTGATGCCACAGTCTCCACTTATCTGCAATGTCTACAGCAAGGTTATCTGGATCAATAAGATTTTCAATATCAATAGTGTTCATTACCTACTCCCTGCTCTGAAACGGCTATTCGCCCAGACAATATTACTATCACGTTTCCTGTTAAGGTTACGAGTTGGACGCACAGCCATATCTACGGCAGATGCTAGAGCGTCGATAACGTCATCGTGCGGTGGGTTCCTACTAGATAGTTCATCCTCTAGGTACTGTGTGTTACCACCTCTGTAGTGCCACATCTGAAGGTTGTCATATCTAGGTTCTAGAACTGCAGCAATACGCTCTTGTTTATTACCTTGTTGTTTGTTAGGTCTGAACTCGTCAATGCTTAGTGCTAGACCATGTTCTTTAATTAACTCTTTTAGTTGTTTCACGATAGCCATCTGAGCAACAGTAACCTCTGCTCGTAGCTTACGGAATGACCACTTGTCGTGCATATCAAAGATGTGATCGAAGTACTCTGATATACGTTCTGTTCTAAACCTGTCGATGTCTAGAACGTAAACATTGTTATCTGCATCTACACCTACAAGAACTAAGGCAGTATAGTCAGCTTTCGCTCTCGTGCTAAACGCAAAGTCAATAGCAGCAAAGAGGTTTAGTTTATTACCTCTGTAGTACCAGAACCCGTTGTCTAAGACTACGTGCTTCCTATCGAAGTATTGTATCTTGTCTCTGCTTACAGGTACGTTATCTGGATCACTAGGATCGTTGTAGTACTGTGCTCTGAACTGACCTTTGTCAAGGTACTTACCACGTTTCTTAGCAAGTGTAGCTATATCGAACCCGAACCACTTACCATCTTTACGTTGTTGTTTAGGCCATAGGAACTCACCAGTACCATCGCCACGATTTTCTACAGGCTTCTCGAAGATTTCGTATATCTGATCTTCACCTGCCTGTTCACCCTGATCATCATAGAGAACTTCTTTCATCTCCATCAGATCATTGTACAAGTCCTTGGTGTGATACCGTGTACCTACTACCCACTCTTTAGCGTCAGCACCTTCGATAGATGAAAGCAATGAATACTGACTTGCTACCTTGTTACGGCCCTCTAGGGTAAGAGCATTCTCAGCTACAACTACGTCATCAAGTACAGCAATGTCACAGTGTAAACCTGTCAGTGATGTAGTCAAGCCACCTGTAAAGATACTAGGGTCACGGACGTTCTCTTGCTTACGTAGTGG